ATATGCCTCGGTAAAAAATAACCTTATGCTGCCCAAGTATAAAGTTGCTCGTGGTCAGTTTAGCCTGAGCAGCCTTTACCGCGAACTTATTCTCGGCGAAACCACTTCGCCGTCATATCCGAATGCGCCGGTTATAGTCGATCAGCCTGCAAGCGATGTCGTCACTCCTGCGCATCAATCGTTCACGCATACCGCACCCAAGGTTACTGCTGTTACAAATGACGAGGTATACATTCCGTCGCTTGACTCGACATTTGTGCCTTGGGGTGAATATAAGACGGTCAAGCGTGTCATCGAGTCCAATATGTTTTTCCCGCTATACATCAGCGGCATGTCAGGCAACGGCAAGACGATGATGGTCGAACAAGCCTGCGCTAAACTCAAGCGTGAATACATCCGCGTTCAGATCAGTCCCGAAACCGACGAAGACGATCTTATTGGCGGGTTCCGTCTCGTCAACGGTGAAACCATTTTCCACAAAGGACCGGTTGTGAAGGCTATGGAGCGCGGTTGCATCCTCTTGATTGACGAGCTTGACCGCGGCAGCAATAAGATCATGTGCCTTCAAGGCGTTCTCGAAGGCAAGCCGATCTTGATCAAGAAGATCGGTCAAGTTGTTTCCCCAGCCGCTGGTTTTAATGTTATCGCCACGGCCAACACCAAAGGTCGCGGCAGCGATGACGGTCGATACAGCGCCGCTAATATCATTGACGAGGCCTTCATTGAACGCTTCGTGGCGACCATCGACCAGCCGTATCCAAACTTCAAGATCGAGCACAACATCGTTGCTAAACATATGGAGGCGTATGACGTGGACGATGCTGACTTTACCAACAAGCTCGTCAACTGGTCAAGTGTTATCCGCAAGACCTACGAATCCGAAGGTGTTGACGAGCTGATCAGTACACGCCGCCTATGCCACATTGTCAAGGCGTACAGCATCTTCCGCGACCGCCTTGATGCAATCGGAATGTGCATTGCTCGCTTCGAAGTCGAAACCCGCGAGGCATTCCTTGACTTGTATACCAAAATTGATGCCGGCACCATCAAGGCCGATGACTCTGCGCCGGTTGCACCAAGTCCATATCCTGAAGCGCCATTTTAAATCCTTTAGACGATCTGCTCCCGTCGCTAAATAATACACTCAGGGAGCACCAACACAAAACATATAATATGAAAAGCACAGAAATTAAGCAACTACGCAACGCACTTAAGAAGAACTCACAAAAGGAAGCAGTTTATGCCTTTCTTGCAAACGGTTATGAACCGTCTGTCGCAGATCTTCATTCAGCTGGAATCGCTGATCCACGTCGCGTGGTCAATCAACTTCGCAATGATCATGGTCTTGCCATTTACTTGAATGATCGCAAGGACAAGCGCGGAGCCGTTACTCGCCGTTATCGTTTGGGTACACATCGTAACAACGGTTAATCTGAGAGTCAAGGTGGAGGTATAAATGTATACCTCCACCTCTTTTCATATGGCAACACCGAAAACACCTGGAATCAAATTTGATTCCGAAAAACCTGACTATAGTCTGCTTCCTCCCTACGCTCTTGATGAGTTAGCTAAAGTTCTCACAATGGGGAAAGTTAAGTATTCCCGTGAAAATTGGCGCTTACTTGAAGATGGAGAAAATCGTTACTTTGCCGCTGCGCAGCGACACCTATGGGCACTGCGTAAAGGTGAGTCGCATGATCCTGAAAGCGGTTTACATCATGCAGCACATGCTGCAGCCTGCATACTTTTTCTATATGAATTGAGTATACTCCCAACGGAAAATAAATCATAAAAGTGATTTACATTTCACACATTCTAATATAATATAACTATACAAATGAAAATTAGTACAACAACACTCGACATCCTCAAGAACTTCTCTGGCATTAACTCTAATCTCGTTGTTAATTCCGGGTCTACTCTATCAACTATTTCCGAAGCAAAGAATATCATGGCAACGGCATCAATCGGAGAAACCTTTGATGTACCGTTTGGTATCTACGATCTGAATGAATTTATCAGCGTCTTTAACCTGATGTCTGATCCAGACTTGGAGTTTAGCGCCGATTCAGTTCAGTTCACTTCTGGCAGAACACGCGCATCCTATCGCTTTGCCGATACGAGCATTCTTACCTCACCAAAAAACAAGATCAACATGCCGTCCGCTGACTTGTCCGTAAACATCAGCGCCGATGTACTTACACAAGTTCGTAAAGCAGCCGGTGTTCTTGGGCATACCATCGTTTCCATTCAAGGTGTTAATGGTACGGTTACCCTTACCGTCGTTGACCCTAAGAACAGCGCATCCAACAGCTTTTCGGTTGTCATTGACGATGCCAATGCACAGAAGTCACCGTTTGACTTGCAGTTCCTTATTAGTAACCTGAAGGTTATCCCAGGTGACTATACAGTTAACATCAGCAGCAAGCTAATCTCACATTGGTCAAATACGACCAATTCCGTTGAGTATTATATCGCGCTTGAGAAGTCTTCAACCTTTAACGCATAATCATATATGACAATTCCAGTCGACATTGATGATGTAGCAGTACTTATTTCTATCCTAGATAAGCTAGTCGGTCTTGATGCATTTGCTGAAGATGACCTCAAGCTCGTACTTGCGCTGGGAGATCGCCTGTATGATGCTATCCCTGAAGAATATAAGAATCAACCAGATCAGCTCGAACTCGAACTCGAACAACCATAATAACATATCATGAGTAACATTGACTTAGAAGACCCAAAAGCAAAACAGGACATGCTTGATGCAGTCCGCGAAATTTGTAAAGAATACGCCAAGATGGATGAGGCACGCGATCAAGTAAAAGAGATCATCGGTGCTATTCATGATGCTCACGGTATTCCTAAACCACTTGTTCGCAAAGTATCACGCTTGTATCATAAGCGCACAGCCGCGGCATTTGAGACCGAAACATCAGAAATTAAAAACCTTTACACAGCCATTACAACTCGATAAAATAGAGTTATACAAATATATTATGAGCAATACTAAATACTTGTGGGTAGAAAAATATCGCCCCCAAACAATCGACGAATGTATCCTTCCAGCTGAACTGAAGACCACGCTTAATGCAATGGTCAAAGGTGGGCAGCTACCAAATCTATTGCTGGCAGGTACAGCTGGTCTAGGCAAGACTACCGTTGCAAAAGCAATGTGTAATATGTTGGGTCTTGACTATATGCTGATCAACGGATCGGAAGAAAGCGGGATTGATGTATTGCGCAACAAGATTAAACAATTTGCCAGCACCGTTTCTTTGAGTGGTGGCTATAAAGTTGTTATTCTTGACGAGGCCGACTACCTGCAACCAACGTCCACGCAGCCAGCGCTGCGCGGTTTCATTGAGGAATTTAGTAACAACTGTCGATTCATCTTGACGTGTAACTTCAAGAATCGTATCATTGAGCCGCTTCATTCACGATGTTCAGTTGTGGAATTCAATACCAATAAAAAGCAACTTGCTGGATTGGCTGGAGAATTTATGAAGCGGCTCACATGGATTCTTAACACCGAAAGTATAAATTATCAGGATAAGACTGTAGCCGATCTTATCATCCGCTATGCTCCAGACTGGCGTCGTGTTATCAATGAATGTCAGCGATACAGCAGCACAGGCGAATTGCCTACAGCTGTCTTGGTCGGGACAAGTGATGAATCCATTGCTGAACTGGTTCGCTACCTAAAGACAAAGGACTTTAAAGCTATGCGTTCCTGGGTTGTTAATAACAGCACAATGGATAGTTCAGTTATCTTTAGGAGATTGTATGATGGTCTGTATGAATATGCTAAGCCATCGAGCATCCCTGGCATTGTACTTATCCTTGCCGATTATGGTTATAAGTCGGGCTTTATGGCTGATAAAGAGTTAAACATGGTTGCATGTATGACTGAGCTGATGGGCAACGGAGAATGGTTATAATATGGCTGCAAAGAAAAAAACAGCTCCACAAAATGAAAAGGTCGCGGATGGTCCAAAGAAATTGAGTTTCTTTGATTATCTAAACAGTATTAACGGCGGTGCATCTGGTGCAAATCTTATGTCCGAATGTACCGCCGAATCTGGTGAAGGATCATCTCCTGATAGTCCAGACAAAGCATATGTTCCGTTTATGGTCAATCGCGGACTGTCATATTTTTCAGACAGCGTATTGTTTGCAAATGAAATGAACCGATACGCTGGTCTACCAAGTAAGATGCAATATGACTTTCTTCGATTCGGGTTAAGGCCGCGTAAGCGATTTAGCAAATGGTTTAAACGTGCAGACGACGGATCAGACATTCAGTTGCTCATGAAGCGCTATGAATGCAATGCCGATCGTGCGCGAGAAATTATGTCATTCTATCCAGAAGAACAACTTGTAACTCTAAGAAAGCAATATGACCGCGGTGGAAAAAACTAATCAGACTGCATATTACGCGGAAGGTACAACCTTTCCTCAAACTTTAGCATCTGAGACAGATACATCAGATTACTATAACTATAGCCAACAATTGGCTGCTCCGCAGTTTCTACGCAATATCAACTTCAATCGTCCTGTAGGATGTAGCGATAAGAACTTATCGCCTACGCGATTTAAACGTGCGCGCGCTAAATCCAAAGTTGCAAAGGCGTCCAGACGAAAAAATCGCAAGCGATAAATAAAATTATCGCTATGAATGATAATAAAGATATAATTGAATGGAGCTTGAAAGATATGTTAGAAGTACATCTGTATGAACCAGACGACTTCTTGAAGATTAAAGAAACTCTAAGTAGAATTGGCGTTTCATCCAAACGTGAAAGCAATGTATTATACCAAAGCTGTCACATCTTACACAAGCAAGGACGGTACTTTATAGTTCACTTCAAAGAACTATTTTTGCTTGACGGTAAACCGAGCACGCTTACTAAAGATGATGTTGACCGTCGAAATACCATTGCTGTATTACTGTCCGATTGGGGACTAGTCCGCCTTGTAACTTTGCCAGAGTCGTCTGACATGTCAAATCTTAAGCAGATCAAAATCATATCACATGCCGAGAAAAAGAACTGGGAACTTCGTCCTAAGTATAGCATTGGCAATGTAAAACGCAGTTGAGTATAAATAGCAACACATCATATGTGTACAGTCGCTGTCAAATACTTAAAGGGTTATGGTTGGGTTGGTGCTAAAAATCGCGACCGTAATTATGTAGTCGGTGTAAATATTGTCAAGTCATCGCGAGGTGGACTGCAAAGGATTTACATCGATGATAACACTACTCGCTGGACCGAAGGGTTAAACGAATATGGTGTCGCCATCATAAGTGCATCGCTGTCAGTAAAATCCGATGAAAAGGAAGCTGATAAAGTAGGAGCTGCTAAAAGCAAATCATCCGGTGAACGTAATCCTATTGTATCTCGTGATGGTCTAGCTATTCGCAAAGCACTAATGTTCAGTGACCCAAAGGCAGCAGCACAGTCATTGATTGATTCTAAACTAGCTGGAGCTACATACATTTTTAATAAGGATGTTTGTTATATGTTGGAAGGTGGATTTACCGTAAAGAAAGCAGCTGCTTCTGAAACCAATCCTAGAGACTATAAGCATGTTCTTAAAGAAATTTCTAAAGATGATGGGCATTCAGTGAGAACAAATCATGGAATTGATTTGACATACCTTGGGTATTCAAAGAATGCCGTGGATCTTAAGACCAAACGTAACCGCGCGAGCAGCGAAAGCCGATGGAATATTGTCAACGCTGCATTTAAGAAAAGCACCATACTTACACCGACCGACTTCCTTGAATGCTTGAGTCTTAAACCAAATGAAGACGCATTCATGAACCCAATTCGATTGGGCGATCCAAAGAAAGGCGAAATGGTAACAACTGGACAATTGCTATTAGTGCCGTCTGATTGCACACTGCATTATCGACCAATCTATTCAAATGTTTTCTTTGACTATCCTGGTATTAACGGCAAAGAAAGTACCAAGGTATATTTTGAAATCATTTCCAGCCGAAAGTTGTTATCATTCCAAAAATTCATTGATAAGAAATAACTGTTAAGCAACATTTAAAATAACAAACGGAGGACTTTGTGGTTTACAAGTCCTCCGTTTTTGTATATAATGACTATATGATAAATGGATTTTATACGTGTATTGACCGACATATGAATTCGCTGCGCTATCGAGGATATAGCGAGGCCGGCGCTAAGGTTTATGAAACATACAAGTTCCGTCCGGTTGCTTATCTTGAAAGTAAAGATCCGAGCAAAGCACAATGGAAAAGCCTTGAAGGTATTCCTCTCGAACCGATGCGCTTTAACAGCATGTCAGAGCATCGTGAATTTGTAAAAAGTTATGAAGGCGTTCGTTCGTTTAAGATTTACGGCAATGACCGTCATATTCCGGCATTCATTCAAGCTGAATTTCCAGGCGAAATCAAATATGACCGCCGTCTAATTGACATTGCATACATCGACATCGAAACTGGCTACGGTGTTATCCCAGGTGTTACAACCAACAGCTTTCCAGATCCGGCTGAGGCACGCCATGCCGTTCAGACCATTACGCTGAAGAGTTCGCGCTTGGGTCATTATATCATTTGGGGTATGAAGGAATATGACGAGAACGACACCTCAGTTATACGCACCGCTAAGGAATATCGCGAGTTTGAAACTGAAAACGAAATGCTTCAAGACTTTGTTGATTGGTGGCATGATCCAGTTAATACTCCTGATGTTGTTACTGGCTGGAATACTCGACTGTTCGACATTCCTTATTTGGTCAATCGTGTATCACGCTGCAACGGGCAAGACGAAGCACTTAAACTATCGCCGTGGAATAAAGTTGAACAAAAGAGTGTAGTCATTAAAGGCAGAGAAAACTCGCTTTATGAAATTTCAGGTGTGCAGCAACTTGACTACCTTGACTTGTTTAAAAAGTTCACGGGTAATACATATGGTGCTCAGGAAAGTTATAAGCTTGACAATATTGCTGAAGTTGTATTAGGTGAACGCAAACTTGACTATAGTGAAATCGGTTCGCTTGCAAAAATGTATGACAGCAACTTTCAGACATATGTAAATTATAACATCAAGGACGTTGAACTGATCGAACGCTTCGAGGCAAAGCTTGGTCTTATCAACTTAGTGTTTATGTTAGCGTACTACGGTGGAGTAAATTACAATGAAACACTCGGCACCGTTGCAATTTGGGACAGCGTTATCTTCCGTCATCTTGCGCGCAAAAAGATTGCTATTCCGCCAAGCCGCCCTTCGCCAAAAACAAGTTATCCTGGCGGATATGTAAAAGAAGTAACTCCTGGAGTATATAATTGGGTTATGAGTTTCGACTTAAACAGTCTTTACCCAAACCTAATCATTCAATATAACATGAGTCCTGAAACACTTGTGCGACATATGCAAGTCCCAGGTATTGATCCAGACCGTGTCCTGCGTGAACGTAAACCGATCAGTCCTGAACCCAATCTTGCAGTGGCCGCAAACGGCGCAGCATTCCGCCGCGATAAGCAAGGATTCCTTCCTGAGATTATTGAGGAACTATACAATCGTCGTGTTGTCATTAAAAAGGAAATGTTAATCAGAAAGCAAGAAAAAGAATCGCTTCCTAAAAATGATCCTAAAACGACACATCTCGAAAATGAGATTGCGCGTCTTGATACTGAACAAATGTGTATCAAGATTCTCATGAACAGTCTTTACGGTGCTCTTGGTAATAACTTCTTCCGTTACTTTGATATTGCAATTGCCGAGGGTATTACACTGTCAGGACAGTTAACTGTTCGTTGGGCCGAGGTTGCCATCAACAAATATCTTGACGGCATTACTGGAATCAAGAAAGATCGTCTCATTGCAATTGACACTGACGGTGTATATGCTGATGTGTCTGATGTGATTGATAAATTCAAACCAACTGATCCGGTTTCATTCCTATCGGAATTTGGCGGCAGTCATGGCATTGAGAAAATCCTTACAAAGGCATACGATGAATTGCATACCGTAATGAATGGTTATAAGAATACCATGGGTATGAAACGCGAAGCGATTGCTGATCGCGGTATCTGGACTGCAAAGAAACGGTATATCCTCAATGTTCACAACAACGAAGGTGTTCAATATGCAGAACCTAAACTAAAAATCATGGGCATTGAAGCAATCAAAAGCAGCACTCCGCGTGTGTGCCGCGATGCCTTCAAAGCAATGTTTAAAGTCATCATATCTGGTGATGAAGGTAAAACTCAAGAAGCCATTCGCATATTCCGCGATGCGTTTTATAAGATGGCTCCCGAAGTTATTGCAACTCCTCGTGGTGTATCTGACGTGGTCAAGTATGTTGATAAAGGTGCTGTATACAAAAAGGGTACACCAATGCATGTTCGCGCTTCGCTTATGCACAATCATATGATCAAGACCCTTGGCCTGCAAAACCAATATCAGCCGATTCAAAGCGGTGACAAGATCAAGTTCATTGCTCTTAAATTGCCTAACCCAACCAATGAGAATGTCGTGGCTTTCGTGGATAAGCTACCTCATGAGTTTGGGTTGCATCAATATATCGACTATGAGCATCAGTTTAACAAAGCATTCCTTGAGCCGCTGGAACTTATCCTGCATGCTATCAAGTGGAGCGCCGAACCGCGCGCAAGCCTTGAGGACTTCTTTTCATAATACATACAATATGACAGACACAATAAAAACAACAACCGATATGATTGACGACATGAGACATATGCACGCTAAGTATGGCGTTCATGCAGCAGTTGCAAAACTAAGCAAAGATCAACTTAAAACATTTTTGCAGTTCAGACTTGATTTTCTACAAGAAGAACTAAATGAAGGGCGCAAAGCATTAAGCGAACAAAACGCAGAGGAAGTTGTAGATTCAATGATCGACTTGATTGTGGTTGCATTGGGAACACTTGACTTGTTTGAAGTGGATTGCGGTAAAGCATGGCGTGAAGTACTTGTTGCAAATCTTAACAAGGAAGTGGGAATCAAACCCGGGCGCCCAAATCCGCTTGGCTTACCGGATTTGGTCAAGCCCGAAGCGTGGGTTGCACCATCTCATGCCGGCAACCACGGCCTCCTAACTTCCTTATTTACAGATGCCTCAAAATAATATAAGATTAGTCTGTAAGGCATCGTCCATCATCGTCCATGGTGGGCGGCACAGTGGAATTATATACAGTCCTGCTCGTATTGCGCTTGAAGGCGTGATCTGGACCAGTCCTACTCCAAATGATGGACATGAATGCGCTTACATCAATGAATCCATTGACATTATGATTGGTTGTACTAAAACTGAACAACCGTCTTGCCTAACTGAATAATATGACATACTCGTTTACCATCTTTAAAAGTATCTTTGACAACAAGACGCATCGTCGCATGAATTTTAAGTCATGGGAGGAATTCGAAGAATTGCTTTTTAAGCTGTCTAAGCAACCTGGGTATAAGCCAAAGAAAGGCGAAATGAGAGCCGGGTCACCTCTCATTTCGCCAGCACTGTTCACGGATGGTAATACTCGACGCAATGCAAATGTCGAGTCATGGGGCGGATGGGCAGCACTGGATATTGATGACTATCAAGGCAACTATAAAGACGCTCTGACCGTATTTAAAAATTACCGTCATGTCTATTACAGCAGTGCCAGTTCGACTGTCGAAAAACCAAAGTTCCGCGTGGTCTTACCACTAACAAGGTGTGTTGATGCCAAGGAAATACGACACTTATGGTATGCGCTAAATAAAGAGTTCAATAGTTTGGGTGATCCTCAAACGAAAGACCTGAGTCGTATGTATTATGTTCCAGCGCAATACCCAGACAGCTTTCAGTTTATTGAAAGCAATGATGGCGAGACGTTGGATCCTTCAGAGGTAATGTCACGACATGCATACATTGAACCTACACGATCAAGTACCATTGCCGATTCATTGCCAGAACATATACGCGACCGAATTATGGAATACCGTAAGGAAGGACTTAACAACCGAAACTATAAGTGGAACGGCTATCGTGATTGTCCTTTTGTCAGTCGTGATTTGGTCAACGAGTATTTTACTGTCCAAAGTGGAGGATGGTACAAAAAGATGTACAGCATTATGCTTAGTGTAGCTGGACGAGCAGTCCGTAACGGATATCCGATCAAACCGTCTGAAATCGCTAACCTATGCCGCGAAATAGATGCCGAAACCGGAGGTTGGTACAAGTCGCGTGACATGGAATTAGAGGCATCCCGGGCCATCGAATTTGCTGTCGGCAATATGTAACACGTTGAAAACCAACAAATTGTGAAAAAATGAAAATATTTTCACAATTTGTGAATTTTCTTGTTTACAAGTCACTTTTTTTAGTGTATAATAGTCTCGTAAGGAATACCACCACAAATTATGAAAAACATCACTCCTGCTCTTGAAGCCCGCAAAAACTTGATCGCCGAAATCGCTCAACGCCACGCCGCGGACCGCGCCTTTGCCAAATCTGTCGCCGTCAAGGAAACTACCTCGACCAGCGACGAGCACGACAACATCATCCGCGAAGAATTCGAGCGCCTTGAAAAGGCATGCATCATCCTCGGCTAATCCTCCTGCTCGCTAAACATCAACCAAATTACATTATGAAACTCAAAGGATTTACTCTCGTTGAACTTCTTGTCTCACTCGTCATTGTTTTCGTAGTCGGCGCCATTGTTTACGGCGCAGTCAAAGGTGTCAGTGACGCTGATGTAGACTATTCATTCATCAACCCGCAGGTCGAAACTGCTCGCAGTCAGCGCCGTATGGCCGATGAACTTGCTCGTCAGAATGACTTGATGCAGCGTCGCCTTGACCTGCTCGAGTCTCAAAAGCAGAAAGCCGAAAACGAATAATACTATGAAAAAGCAACTTGCTACCAATTCCCTTGAGATGCGCAATCTTGTTCGGCATCGTATGGCACCTCCTACGGTTTACTTCAAGGATCGTAAGAAAGCTAAAAACAAGAACGCCTGCCGCGCAAAAATTTCCAACTAACACACCTACCCTACCTATATGAGCAAAGTATCCACACTATTTAGCAATGAAACATGCAGCAAAGTCTTGAAGCCAATCGAGTTGGTAAAGTTCATTGACAATGACTTCTGCTCAGTGCGTGACAACGGACGCGTTCAAGAACTTATACAAAGTGCGAATGAATCTATTTTTCAGATTTCAAGAAATGTAAAGCTGATCAGTCGTGGCGATGTCTTTGATGTCATTGCAGTTTGGAACGAAGATGCCGAGCATGAAAAAAACCTTGGAGATGTCGGTGTTTATCTCGGGCATTGGAATGATGGCGTACTCCCATAAATTACAAATATGATTACATCACCAAACTCAAAGCAACATCTTTATACTTTTCGTGGCGCAGAATTTATGTCTGATGAAGAAACCATTCGTCAACTTAATTATGCACTTGCTCTAAACCGTAGCACTGAACGATATGAAAAAGTTAAACCAAAGCCAACTAGAAAGAGCAAACGCAGTACGTCAGACGATTCGCCTGCTGTCTAAACAACAAGACCTCGCATACTCATCATTGCTTTCCGCTTTAAGGCTGGTCGAAGGAGAAGATGATTTTCTTTTTGACTATGTCTTTAACTGCGATGGGAATAATGACACTTATGAGCAATTCATTTTAGGAGAACTTTATGGCAGCAACTAACGACATCACGGGTGCCGAAATTAAAAGCGGCATATATACTTCACGCGGACGCGATAACCATGATCGCATCTTTGCAAAAAAGACAGCGCATGAATGGCTACAAACTGAAGAGTTTGCTGGCATTCATATTCATGATGATGACGGTTGGCGAGACGCTGACGGCGTCAAAATGGAAGATCGTATTTCATACAAGGATTTTTGTTACCGTTTAAGTCTCTCAACATGTTCTTTTCCCGAAGCCTATTTTAGAAAGATTACAAATGAAATATAATCTTTTTCTTGATGATATACGCAATCCAGAAGGTGCCATCATATACGAGCGCGGCATGATGCTGTGCGATGTTAGCGGTATACCTGCGGCAGACTGGCTCGTCGTAAGAACACATGAAGATTTTGTAAAGATCATTGAGCATGTTGGTATACCAGAAGTAGTATCATTCGACCATGACCTTTGCTTTGAGCATATGCGATACTATTGTGAAGTAACGCAGCATCAGAGGATCATTGACTACGATGCATTCAAAACGCCGACTGGCAAGTCTAGTGCCGAATACCTTGTTGAACAGTGCAAAAATAAAAATCAAGAATTGCCTATCTGTTTTATTCACAGCGCCAATGAAATTGGCGGAAGAAACATTCAAGCAGTATTAAACTAATATGATCGAATTTGGATACATATATCAAGATCGTGGTTCAGCGTCATTTATTCATTTGCGCGAATCACATGGAATCATTCGTATGACATATGCAGATACACCCAAGGCGCATATGCTTCATCCGACTGCACAATCGGCACGAGCATGCCTGGAAAAATATTTTGATCATGAATGCGATGGCGATGACCGTGCACTAGATGAATATGAACTTCGCTGCGTGAAAGTCACAATGTCATTAGTATAACTAACAACACATATGAAAGACCTACTTTTTATCCTAGGACTATTTTTAATTATCAGCGGCAGCCCAATCATCGGCATAGTTTTTCTATTCATTCGCTTTTTCCTCTACTAACCGATATGAAACAACGACCTGAAGGATTTTGGACTGATCATAAGATTTACTATCTTTATGCCGATCGAGATGAATTGATTGCTGCTGGTGCGGATCCAGATAGTATATTCGAGGACCTGAATGACCGCGGGCTATCACAAGCAACTCTAAATATTTCCGATGCAATACAACTGATACCACACGGTGATTATTGCTATAGCAGCTTAGGTGTTGATAGTCAGGGTAAGCAGCGCATCAAGTGTTGTCCTTTCTGGGATAAGATTGAATCTTTTCCAGATCAAAGTAACGGCTATTGTCATTTTAGAAAGCGCGGAGATTTTCAAGATCTTGGATTTGGTTTGCTTTGGGATCAATGCAAGGAATGTGGAGTGAATGAATATAATCAAGACTATGAAGATTAAATTTTTTGATGGATCACTGTTTAGGATTGAACTGAAGACGTCATCCGCAACACACTCATTTGAACTCTTTCCATGGTATGGCCTGAAGAATCGCAATACTTCAGCGTTTGAATATTATTACATTACTAACAGTAAAGGTCAGCGCGGTCTTACGCTCCTACCTCTACATTTTTGGACTGAATTTTATTGCACGCTTGATGGCTTTAGGAAATATAGACATCGCGCGCGTAAGACACGCCGTGCCATCTTTGGGATTGGTCTAATTTCAATTTTCTTTGATTACAAATATGAAAACCGCAATTGAACAACTACAAATTTGTTTAGATGTACTGACTACAAATGAGCCGATACATCGAGCAGCAGGGAACATCGAGCAAGCTGACTATGAAGCATCATCTATAATTGAAATATCAGATGCCATAACTGTGTTAAAGTCAGTGAATGATTTGGAATCGCCGCCAGCTATCCTAGGAGCGATATATCAACCTACGGAGGAAGCATCATGGCCGAATATGAGACTTGTCTCGTTTGATCGACTTGCTGGCGTTAAACTCAAAGATCCGGAATCACCATGGACATTTGAGTGCAACTTCGCAACCTTTAGGTACTATTGGAAATTAGCACAATGAACGGTGAGATTTATTCGACTGCACCACAGTCGCTGTATTATGCCGAATTCCGCGACGGTCTGTGTAAAGTCTATCGCCGGCATTTCTTCCTGCCGACTGAAGAATATGAAAAGACTCTTTCAGACCATCCGCTTATGACCAATGAAGGACATCCGTATCATGTCTTTACGGCATATGTACCGCCTGACGGATGTATACCTGATGCATCATGGTATAAGTGGATGATTGACAAACTAAATTCATAATCCGACATTTTTAGATTTACAGCAGAACATTTTTAGATTATAATACATATATGATCAAACGAATATTTTGGGACATCGATGAAACGCTGATTCATACTTCACCGTCACCATTTGAAGAAGGAACGCAGTATGAACAATTTTCGCTGCCAGACGATCTTGCAACATACTACACAATCATTCGTCCTTGCAGCAAATCGCTGATCCAATACAGTCGCGATCTTGTTGGCAAAGACAATGTGTATATCCTGACCACATCCAAGCACGACTATGCAAATGAGGTTAACCGTTTAGCTGATTGGGGTTTTGAACCCGATCATATTCTTACACGTGAAGTTATTGACGAACATCGTTATGCTACCGCATACGGATCGTCTGCGTCATATCAGCATAAACTAGCTGATCCTAACAATGTCCTGATTGATAATCTGCCGCCAAGGTATAACGAAAATAAGATGATTCTTATTGGTATCAAGAGTGATCGCTATCTTCAAATACGTGACTATTACGGCGTGGATTTCAGCGATGAAACCTTTCAGGAAGACGTCATGGAATTTTTAACCGCAAAGAATAAACTATGAGTGAATTACCAGATACCATGATGACAGCTGCAATCAGAAATGCTACGATTGTAGCTGAAGTATTGTCGGCACTGCCTTGCTCGCATATTCCGACGCATACACCGGAATCAATTCCTGAGCGTGTAAAGCTTTTGGTAGGCGAGCATGCTAGGTATTATACGGCGCTCGAAACTATTGCTGACGGTACTGCGCATGCGAAAGCAGTTGCTCAGCGCGCACTAGGATGGCCTGACAACGAGCATTATCACGTTGAACTACTGCGTGAAGAAAACCTCAAACTAAAACTTCAGCTAGAAGCACTTGAAACCAAAGTATGTCTTGAGTTGTTAGATAAAGGTTTAGGAAAGAATGACGCTTATGGTTGGGACGAAGGTGAAGCTGAAGAAGGACATGACTAACGCATTTTTACTGCATGAAGAAGTGTGACTATCAGTTTGTCAACTCTGAACTGCAAACTGTTGACGGAAGCGACCCACAGTATGTCATGAACATGCGTTGCGTGACATGCGGAAATACTATCTCTGCGACAGACGAATCTGATTTTAGAAAGCAAAAAAGACAAAAGAAATGTCAGAAAAGAATACGAAACAAGTCATAGTCATCCGCAAGGATTTGAATATGCGTAAAGGTAAAATGTGCGCTCAGGCCAGTCACGCGTCTATGTCGTTCTTAACAAAGCATGGACAGTTTGGTTACTGTAAAGACAATGAAAACATTTTTTACAATGAAGAATTTTCATTTGATGAACGAATTGAAATCAATCACTGGTTACAAAATTCCTTCCGCAAGATTTGCGTCTATGTGAACAGCGAAGAAGAATTGTTAGCAGTTCATCAAAAAGCACTTGACTCTGGATGCATCTCTCACCTGATTACTGACAATGGAGCAACCGAATTTCAAGGAGTTCCTACAATGACATGCTGCGCGATTGGTCCGCATTATGATGAACGCTTTGAAGGCATTACTGACCACCTACCGCTACTATGAAATACTTAGGCAAAATTAAAAATAGATATGCTGATGATACTATCAGCCAACCAGAAGATCTTTGGGTAAATAAAAACTACAGAATAAGCGCTGATGGTGGAAAATGGACACCTATTAAAAGTTATAGTAGTTTGTGTATAGCAAGTGTAATTGAATTAGCCATTACCTCTGAAATTAAAATGACAACTCCAAATGAAGATGAATCCGCAACGGTAAATAAAATTATCTCTGCTCATTTAAATGAAGTTCAACCAAAGGACTTTGTTACTCCACGTAAAATTGGCACTCTTCCCACTGGCTACATTCTCAACAGCAAAAAGATTGTTCATCCACATCATTCCTACTATGATCCTGAAATGGAAAACAATTTTCATATCTGGTCAGAAGGACGTTGTTATTACTGGGGAGTTGAGATTGAAGCACGCTATACAGGTTATGGTGAAGGAACACCGCAGATTAGACCGTGTGAACACGTCGGTCCAAAACTTCACGTAATATTACAAGAACTACCTCTACTATGACAACATCAATCAAAGATTTATTAACATCTCAGGGATTTCTCATTTGCCCATCTTGTGATGGCGAAGGTGAAGTTGGCTACTTCTGTGGTCATGAGTCATCTTCGACTTGTTATAGTTGTGCAGGTCACGGAGTCATTCGTTCTCTAAAGAAAGTAACACAAAGAAAAGATTGCACTATTTGTAAAGGTAAAGGTGGTCTTGGATGCTGCAATCATCGCGGATACCAAGAATGGGAAAGTTACGAATTGATATGAAACTTCTTAGAATCTTAATAGCAATATTTCGCCTTAATAAGAGAATTGTATGCGAAGAATCCGCAGACCGTTTGC